TGTCAAAGGTGAGGCAAGACGAAAAGAGCTGGATGTACTGATAAGCGCTTTAAACACGTGCGAGGCGCTCGTTCTCATGGGGTTTGGTACTGAGTATGCTTTTGTGGCAAAAAACGGCTTAGACGCCCTTCTGGAGGTCTGCAAGCGCGGTATGAGGACAGACCACTACATCTTAAAGCGTGCTGAGATGCAAACCCTAGACGAGGCAATGCAATTACACGACGAGCAATTAGAAATCGTGACGGTGGGTGAGTTAGACCGGTCGCAGCGGATTGTCCGCGATGTGCTGAGGTCGAAGAAGGCAAAAGTTATAAACGATAAGGAGAAAAACACATGACACGAGAAGAACTAATGGCTGATGACACACAGTACTGTTGCTACTGTGGTGGTGAGAAAGTGCGGTTTCAATGCTGCGGCGAGAACCACTTCCATACCTTTGCTCAAATGTCTGCGGATGAGCAAGATGAGTTTTTTCAACAAGGAGAAGAACAATGGCTAAGTTAATCGACTTCCCCATCGGCCTAGATGCAGGCGAGACGCGCCTTGAACTTGACCCAGACGCGGTATTGACTAAAGCACTAGGAATGCTAAAAGAGGTGGTTATTGTTGGTTATGAAGCTGACGGCTCATTGTATTTTGCGTCTACTGGAACACATGGGCCGGATGTGCTGTGGCTACTGAAACAAGCCGAGCAACGTTTGCTGGCTATTGAACGGGAGATGAGGACATGAGCGGTGACCACAACACCAACCAAGACTTCGACAAACGGCTAGATAAAGCAGCAGAATACCTTGGGTCTGGCGCATTGAAGATGATAAAAGCAATTCTTATAAAGCACGATGCGGCAATTATTGAAGCCAGCCAAGAAGCAATTGAAGCGGCAGTGTTGGCAGAGCGTGAGGAAATAGCATTGGAGTTTGAGAAGCGACATGAAGGTGTTAAGCACTTAAACAACTACTGGTTACATGCCGCAAAATATGTCATGGCAAGAGGCAGTGCTTAAGCTGCTACTGGCTCTGTTGATGTTGCCTTCATCAGCATTGGCTGTGCCTTACTCTAAGCAAGCTAAATGTTTAGCTGACAATCTGCACTACGAGGCACGTGGCGAGAGTTTGGCGGGCATCAGAGCGGTAGCCTCGGTGGTCTTAAACAGGGTCGCAAGTAAGCGCTGGCCAAACTCAATCTGCAAAGTGGTTTATCAAAGCAAGCAGTTTAGCTGGGCTAACGATTACAGAGCGCGGAACCCAAGGTTGGTGGCGTACACGCAGAAGGTGCAACGGGTCGTGGCCAGGGCAATCGCAGGCAGGTTAAAGGACAACACGCGAATGTCAACGCACTACCACACACTAGCTGTCTACCCTCGATGGGCGGGCAGGTTGGAAATGACAGAGGTAATTGGTTTCCACGTTTTTTATAAATACCCAAGGAGAAAGACATGAGCGCAGAAAAGGAAATTAGAAGAACAAATGCTTGGCTACAACGCCGAGTTAGGGCAAGTCAAATACCGATTGATGCAGAGCCATACATTAATTATCAACATCAAAGCCCACAGCGCTGGCGCAATGTTTTAGTAAAATTGTCGGTTGTTGCGGTAATTCTGTTTGCAGTAGGGCTTGTCACTTGCGGGTTAATTACACTCAACTTATGGCTTGCTATATGAAAAAAGAATTAATACCAAATGCATTTACGATGTTTATTGGGAAAAGTATTATTAGCGATGACACCAGTTTTAGACGTTCCAGAGCTGGAACTGTCGGTGGCAAGGCAAGGTCAAAGAATTTAAATGGCGATGGAATCCAAAATGTTCATCAACTAAAAGTGAATTCAAAACTTACAGAAAAGCAAAAGCGTTGTCTTTAATTCCCTATGGCACAAAAAAAGAGCAAGCCGAGCGCCGAGTGCAACAAAGCATAGAGTCTAAAAGGTCGCAACAGGCTGCTGACGAGGGTTTGGCTCGCGATTTGGTGTACAGCTACAAGTGGCAGGCTGAAAAAGCGCCACAGTGGTTTAGGGGTGCGATGGATAAATTGGCTAAAAAATACGGCCAAAAGTACGCGGATGATATAAGGGCGCTAATGACATTGGAGAAGAACAGAAAATGAAAATAACGCTACACAATGCGCAACAGGCGCACCAGGTGGTAACGGACATTTATCAAAAGATGAAGCCTCATCTGATAGAAGGTAAAAAATTTACATTGGAAGTCACAAGCGAGACTCGTAGCCAGCCTCAAAATGAGATGTACCACGCAATTATTGGCCAGATTGCAAAGCAGACAAGCCATGCGGGAGCTAAGTGGGATGGCGAAAGCTGGAAGCGTTTTTTGATTGACCAGTGGGCAAGCGAGACTGGCAGGTCAGCAGGGAAGGTGGCGGCCAGCTTAGATGGCCAAAGGGTGGTTCAATTGGGCTTGCAGTCGCGCAAATTCAATAAGGCAGACGCAAGCGAGTTCACAGAGTGGCTTATTTACTGGGCAACAGACAAAGGTTGTGAGGTGGGCGAATGAAAACAAAGAAGTGCAAGGTATGCAAAGATACGTTTCAAACAGCCAGACCGCTACAGACATGTTGCAGCCCATCGTGTGCTATGCAACTGGTCAAGGCGGTTAAAGTCAAGAAAGACAAGCAAGAAACAAAATTAAAGCTGGATGCACTGCAAACCAAGCCGCAACTGGTCAAGAAGGCGCAGGCTGCGTTTAATTCGTACATCCGAGCTAGAGATACAGGCAAGCCGTGCATATCGTGTGACAAGCCCCTAGGAGACGCACCAAACACCTATGACGCGGGACACTACCGCTCAATTGGTTCAGCTCCGCACATGAGGTTTGTCGAGGACAACGTGCATGGTCAATGCAAGCATTGCAATAACTGGCTTGGCGGGAACGTTGTTGAGTATCGCAAGCGACTTCTAGAGCGGATTGGCGAGCATCAACTTAACTTACTCGAATCTGACAGTACGCTAAGAAAGTACACCAAAGAAGGCCTGATTGAGATTGCCAGGCACTACAACGCAGAGGCTAGACGGCTGAACAAAGACAGGTTACAATGAAGGCTCTTTCTCCTAGTCGTTTGTAGCGACTTTAGGCCACTATCACAGTGGTCTTTTTTTTGGTAAAATAATATTACTTTGTTTTAACAATGGGATAAACAATCATGACGACAGATTCTAAAGTCGGGCGACCACGAATTGAAATAAGCGACGAAGATTTTGCAAAAATTGTTTCATTGGCAGAAATTAACGCAACACAAGATGAAATTTGTGCCATATGGCGCATATCTGAAGACACATTGGATAGGCGTTTAAAAGAGCGCGGATACCTAAATTTTGCGGACTTCTACAGAGAGCATGGCGCGAAAGGCAAAATAAGCCTACGCAGATTGCAATTTAAAGCGGCTGAAGAAGGTAACGTTCCCATGCTTATATGGCTGGGAAAGAACTTGCTAGGGCAATCTGATAAACAGACTGTTACAAGCACGCACCAGGTTACGTCATTTGAAGTAGTGGCTAGTGAAACTTAGGGCTAGGGCTACAAAGCCGCAAGCGCAGTTAGTCAACAGTACAAGCCGGTTCCCAGCAATGGTGGCTGGCTTTGGGGCTGGTAAGACACACGCCCTAGTACTTAGAACGCTGAACAAGATATTTTCACAAGGCGGGGCAGACGTTGCCTACTATTTACCAAACTACCCGCTAGTCCGAACAATCGCTTACCCGCGATTTCAAGCCGCGCTAGATGATATTGGCATACCCTACGAGCTAAACCGAAGCGAACACGTTATAAGGGTAAACAATCGTCAAATCATCTTTCGCACAATGGAAAACCCAGACACCATTGTTGGCTACGAAGTTGGCGATTCAATGGTTGACGAGCTAGACACATTGCCAGCTAACAAGGCTAATGATGTTTGGAATAAGATTATTGCCAGAAATAGACAAAAAAAGGCTAATGGGCACACAAACACGGTTGCTGTGGGCACAACCCCAGAGGGTTTCAGGTTTGTTTATGAGCGTTGGTATAAAAACCCATCAGAAAGTTATGAGCTAATTAAGGCTCCAACTTATAGCAACCCTCACTTGCCAGCCGGTTACATTGAATCGCTTAGAGAGACTTACCCAGCACAATTGTTAAACGCCTACATTGAAGGCGAGTTTGTCAACTTGACGGCTGGTACGGTTTACATGAACTACGACCGGCTTTTGAACGCAAAGGGTTTAGTGCCAAGTACAAACGAGACATTGCACGTCGGGATGGACTTTAACGTTAACAACATGGCGGCGGCTATTCATGTAATGAGAGATGGCAACGCTTACGCAGTCGATGAGATAAGCGGAGGCCAGGACACGCCAAACGTTATAAGAACATTGCGCAACAGATACCCAGACAACCCGATAATTGTCTACCCAGACGCAAGCGGTGGGGCAACAAGCACAACTAACGCGGCATCTAGCGACTTGGTTTTATTGCGTAACGCGGGGTTTACTATCAACGCACCAAGGGCGAACGGTAGGGTAAAAGACAGGGTTGCAGCGGTCAATATGGCTCTTTGCAACAATGAAGGCCATCGCTTATACTACATAAACATTGATAAATGCCCCAACATTGCTCTTGGGTTGGAACAACAGGCCTATGACAAAAACGGTGAGCCGGACAAATCAA